TAACTCTGTACTTCCAAGCGCCCATCATGCACCTGCAGATCCCAATTTGGCTCGCTGTCATCCAGGATTACGATCAACGAACTCTGCGCAGTTGACCAATCTTCGCCATACTTATGCTTTGACGCAATTCGATTGCTCAAGCCGGCTAATTCTGCGCGGCCTAATAAAAACTTGATGGCGGCTTCCAGCGGATCGATCATTTCTGCACCTTATACCTTGCGATGATAGATGGTAGTTTTTCTTTTGATTTATTCAAACCATTTGTGATGAAGTGATAGCCCTGAAATTTATGATGACCTTGATGTACAGCCATTGCATAATTCTCACCACTACCAACCTCGACTGTGAGCTCCGTGCTGTTTGTATCAGGCGTAACCAAAGCGTTACCACGCTCAGGCGTGCCAGGGTCTGGCTCAACATCATCTCCGCTCCAGTCATAACCAGGCAAAACCACATGAATAGAACGCCTTAAGGTACCGGTCTCAACGCCATGATCTTTTTCCAGTTCTTTTTTCGATTCGCCTTCAACAGTCAATGCGAATTCAGAAATGATGGCGGCTCCATTCTCACGCACAATACGTTTGACATCTTCATCACGCCAGTCAAGACTATAACCATCAGCCATTGAGTGCCTCCACAACAGCCGATACATGGTGCTCGGCATTGCCGCGTGTGCGCTTCAACGGCTGCTTCACCATCCACTCATCATCGCCGATCGTCACCTTATCCAATGGCAGGATCGACGTCCCAGCCGGCAGCAACAAAACAGTCGCCTTGATCCAGCTGTATTCCGAGGTCTTCTCATCCAGCAGCTTCACACTCTTCTCCACCAGACGGCAGCGTACATCAGCGCCAACAACAACATCAGAATATATGTTCTCGTTATAGCGGCCATGTGTCACCTCAGCCGTTGGCCGATTGATCGTGCAAGTCTGGTTCAAAAAGTTATCGAAGCTCACAGTTACAACCTCAGCACAGCCGCTGTGATAGTGGTTCCCGATGAATAATCAACATACACATATCCATCAGTGTTATATAAATTGGGCGGAAACGGACCGATCATGCGTTGCTCACCGTTCGTCACAGCCACCACCAGATCCGCCACAGCATTCCCATCCACAGCGCCTGGAGTTGTGATCGTCACATTGATCGGCGCACCTGCTCCATTCTTCACCAAAAGAAACATGCGGCCATCATTCTGAAATTGATTTCCATTCGAGGCATCAACTGCCGCGTAGGACTCTTCCAGACCCGTCCGCACAATTTGCTGATAGTTCATACTTGTTCTTGGCATTTTTATCTCCTTATATCGCCTTAAACATCAATTGTTTGATCGCCTTGCGAAACTCAGCATCCCAGTTATCCGGTGCCGTATAGGAATATTCGCCCGCAATGTTTTCGCTCTTCATCGCAGTGCGTTCAATGACCAGCCTTACCAGATCAATGATCACTTGCGCGCGCTTCAGCCGATCGTCAGCCGGCTTATAGGTCACAACGCAGCGGTCTCCCCAATAACTTTCTTCAGGCAGGCGCTCGATCACACCGCCAGCCCAGGTCTGATATTGATCACTCGTCAGGGCATTCCCGTCCTCAACAATGCTCACCACGCTGTAGATCTCGGTGGGCGTGAATAAATAAAAACCTTCGCCGCGCATCGTCTTCACAACTTCGGTGGCATACGCATCTGTTTGGGGCACGCCAATTCGCGCATTGACCTGGCTTTCAACACGATCGATCACCGTCTGCAAATTAACATCAGACATCGCTGTATTAACGATCGCTTTCACATTGGCTGGGGAGACAAAACTAGTCATGATAAATATTCCTTATTCCTTCTCCCCCAAATGCGCTTTCCATTCGGGGGAGGCCGGGAGGGGGTTAGCTCTGGGTTCCGGTCTTTGTCCAAGTCGGAGCCAGCGCTGTTCCGGTATTGATGTAATCAATGCCGTTGGTTGTATCGATCACCTTGGCACCCTTCTTTGCGCCGCGAAAATCAGCGGTCACGCCAGGTGTGGTTTCGGCCACGGCCAACGTTGGGCTCGTACCTGTCAAACTGTTATCACCCACAGTGATCGTATTTACAGCCAGCTTTGTCAGATCACCACCAAATGTGATCGTCAGCGTACCAATGCCCGCTGTCATCGTGCCAACAGCCACCGCCACGCCGCTTGCGCCAATGTTTGTCAACGCTTCCAAGGCTGCATCTACATTGTCACGCAGTGTATTATTCGTTGCGCTCCATGCGATAGCTGCTGTGGTTTGACCGTCATACGTCAGCTTGAAAGTACCTCCATCAGGCGTCCCACCGATGGTCAAGGTCTGCACTTCGCTGGTTCCCGCACCTGGCGTGCCAGCAAATTCATAAGGTCCAATGCCGCCTTCAATAAACATAATGTGTTCTCCTTCCAGTGGGGCAGGTTCATCACCCGCCCCACTGATTACGAATTACTGATCACTAAATGCCAGTGATCTTGCAGAAAGCACTTGCGCGATAGATCGCCAGTGTTAGGCGCTTGTCAGCGCGGATGGCGAGCTTGCCTTTGATGAAATAATCAGAGTGAGAGTCACTCACTTTGATATTGGCACCGCGCCGGCGGAAGATTTCCGAATACAACTGGAAATCGCCAAGCAGCGCAGTGTTCTCGGTCTCAGCCGTGGTGACCACAACCGGCAAACCCCAAACGCGCTCCGGACCTGCTTCACTGGGATTGCCCCAGATATAAAGACCGTCAGTGGTGCGCAGCAAGCGAATATCCTGCCAGTCATTCGGGTGAATGATCGCAGCGGATGGTTCAGCCATGCCGGTCGCGCGGACCTTGGTCATGCCCTTATAAATGGCATCAGGCACGGGGTCAGCGCCCTTGGCTTGAGATTGCGAAACAACGGTATGGAAGCCGCCCAAATTCGGCGCGTTATCATCGCCGGTTAAGAGCTGGGCTTCTTCGGTCAGATCAAGGAATGCCATCAAGCGGTTATCGATCAAAGAGCGCGCCTGGGCAACATCCTCAATCTGGATTTCAGTCACAGGAATGAATGTCGCGATTTCACGCACAGCCTTTGTGCGCTCTGTGTAAACGAGAGCGCTTTCACCAGCCGAGCCGCCTTCAAGACGGGTGGCTGCGCTATTGGTTGAAGTGGTTTCTTCCATGTAAACGATGGAAGATTGATCAGTTGGGGTTTGCGGGATTAAGTCAGCCACAACAGGACGGCGGTGAGCGTACTCAACCACACGCCCGGTGCGAACTGCCTGTGGAGCAAAGCCAGCGCCGGTTTCCATCAAGGTCTTCACCTCAAGGAAATCGAAATCGTTCAACTTCACTTCAATGCCCTTAACTGAGCGGCGCTCTTTATATTCCTGAGCTTCAACAAACAACTGACCCAGGCTCTTCACCTCTTTCTGTTGTTGGTTGTTGCCGCCAGCCTTCTGCCCGCCGCCCAAAGGCAATTGGCTTGCAGGGCGGTTGCTTTCGCGAATCGCCTTGGCGTTGGCCTGATAAACATCATCCGCAAACTTCAGATCTTCGATCTGTTTCGCAAGATCATCGATCTCGGTATTGCGGGCTTTCACATCATCGAGCTGCACAGGGGTCAGGTTATAGCGGTCCTGTCCGTCCTGCTTGGTTGCAGCCTTCGCAAAGATCTCCGCCAATTCGGCGCGCTTCGCATCAAGTTTTGCTTGCAGTTCTTTCCAGTTCATGGTGTTGCTCCTTATTTAAATAATTTTGATTTTTCAAATTTCGCAAGCTCGTTCATTACATCCGCTTCACTTGCCATCGGTGCGGTCTCTGCCAAAATGCCTGAGATCTCCTCAACCATCTTTGCCAAACGACCGCGCGTCAGATCTGAAAGCGAACGCCCCTCAGCCTCACGGAAGTTCTTGCGGTCCTTCACGCGCGCCAAAAACTCTTCCACGGTGCTCTCCACCAGTGCAGAGTGTTGTACAAAAGTCGTGCCTGTCACAGGCAGACCCTTCACACCAGCCGTTGCGGGGTTCATGCCCCAATTCACATCAGAGATGTCATACAGTTCCACCTCTTTCAAAATGCGGATCGGACGTTGACCATCTTCACGCTCTTTGATCGAATACTCGTGGACGTCATACGCATAAGACATCTCGGTAATATCGCCTTCCTGAATGCCTTTGAACACCCAATCTGAAAGCGGAATATCTTCATAATATTTGCGTGTCACTTCCACGCCGCCAGTTGCTTCAGGCGCCCATTCAATTACTTTCACTGGCAGATCTTCGCGCCCTACCTCACGCACGCTTTTCACACTCGCGATCGGTGGATTCATCGAATTGTGATTCCACAAAAAGCGCACACGTGAGCGGCCATTTTTCAAATACTTCTCAAATGATCCGTTCTCCGACATATCGCCGCCATGATCAATATTTCCATGCACAGCAAAAACACCGGTTACCATTCGCGTTTTTGCGTCAAGCTCTTTCACAAAAAATGGCAAAGTTTTATAGTCCATCGTTATCCTCCGCAGGGGCTCCCTGCACTTCACTAAAAAATTGAACAGCCTCTTCAGGTGTTCTGATCATCGTCAGACGCACAACGCCATCATCATTACGTTGCACTGAATACAAAATATCTGTGTTGGGATAACCGAATTCACGAAAATAATCGCCTTCATATCGCACGCCCTCGATGACGATTACATCGTTATGTTCTCTCTCAATGCGCACTGGCTCTTTTGGCTGGTACGTTACTTGCTTGATAAAAGTATTCATTTTTTTATCCTCTATCCGGTGTTACATCATCAAAAACTGGAGCCGCACACCGTGTGCATCTTGGGTGCTCCAACCGATTCGCATTGAAATAACTCAAAGTCCAGATCTGACCATTTGCTTCGTTACATTCCAGGTCATCATCTTCACCGCCGCCGTCCAGAATCTCAACCAGTTTCACGCCAGCCTCGCCATATCTCGAAACCGTCGCTGCGTTCTGTGCATCACCAAGTTCAGTGCGTGCGATCGTCTCCGCCCGGCCCTTGTACGTTTCGTCCACTACCTCGCGCAGACCTCTATGTTCGGCATCCCCGCGCACGATCTGATCAATGCTCCAACCGTTATCACTCCCATATTTCAGCGTCTCGCGAATACTGGAAAGCGTCTCTGACTGTATATCCTTTACCCGTGTGGCGGCCATCTTCAAAACTTCAGTCACCGCAGGATCGCTCAGATCAAATGCCTTCTCCACACCCAGAGTCAAATTCCACGTAGCCCAGGAGAGCTGCGCAACCTCCACGTAATAACGCTTCACCAACTTCTCAAGCACTGTCTTATCTTCGCCAGTAATCAAATCGCCAGCGCTCGGCAAATCCGCTTTCATCCCCTCTCCAAACGTGCTCTGCGTTTGGGGAGGGGCTAGGGGTGGGGCCGACTTCCCCGCTCGTTCCACAACCCGGTCTGCAAGTTGGCTGAAATACACATCCACAGCCTGAGTCATTCGCTTTGCCACATCGAGCCGTATCCTTCGCAAAGCCAGTGCGCCGGCTGTGCTTCTTGCTTTTCCTTCGTGTTCCTTTGTATCCTTCGTGGCTAGCTGTTTTGGAGCGCCGCTATCACGCACCACTGCCTGCCCTGCAGGGATAAACTCACTCGCCAAAGAAACAAAGTACACATCATCACCGGCGTTAGGTATCATGCCCAGCTCTTGCTTCCCTTCTGCCCGCGTCAAAAAAGAACGATTGAAAGCCAGCGTCACCCGCTCCCAACGTTTACTTAATTCTTCCTGCAACACACCCACACGTCGCAAATCGAACTGCAAAACAAAATTACCAGGCGTGCCGGGATATTCATCTCGCAAACCATTCATCATCTCCGAAGCAAACAGCCGCCACAAAGCCATCAAGGTCTGCTCGGTAAACGCCTTGCGTGCCGCGCTGTCACCATAGTCACTGCGCTTGATACCAACGTTCAAACCAGCCACTGAAGGCGGTACATGGAAGTTCGCCGCGATTCTTGTTTCAGGAATATCCGCCAGCGTATCTGCCGCCAGCTTATCCAGATCAAATCCCATCTGCTCAACCTTCATCCCATTTGAGATAAAAGCGGGCTGACCCTTGCCATGCTTTTGGATCCACTTCTGACCCATCGCATCGATCTCATCCTGCGTTGAGTCATCATCAGCTTCCAGCGTGATCACCACGGGTGGCACTGCATTATTTTTCAACAGCGCAAAGATATAAGCAGTCGCTTCGTTGTCTTTATCCACCTCGCGTGCGCAAAGCGCAACCGCGCCAATCCCACGCCAGGGGAATTCAAGATCGATCATCCACTTCCAATGGATCACATCATCCTTCGAGATAACAATGCCCTGCCCGCCGTCTCCACGTGCCAGGATGGAAGTGAATCCAGTTGGGTTGAATTCATAATGCGAAACAAATCCTTGACTTGTATCCAACCCTGCCACTGGCTGCATAAACGCATCACTGAACGGCCAAAGCGCAATTACTTTCCCGCTCACAGATCTCTGCTTCCAAATATAAACATTGCCGCCGATTGAACAATACGCAATGCAAAACTGCATGAATTCAGAAAATCCCATATCAGGGTTCGGCTTCAAAAGCAGCTTCATAACAGCGTGACGGTAATCAGGAATGAATCGCCCATCCTCTTCATACCCTGCCAGCAATGGCGGCTCAGGGAAGGTCAACTGCAGAGTTGTTGCGCAGGCGCTTACTGCAGCATTCTGCTTGTAACCTTCCTTCACGATCTTATCGAAGGTCACTGCTGAAAACGCATAACGTGCCCACGCCGGCGCGATCGTCAACGCCCGCGCTACACTCGAAGCTGCCTTGCTAAATAATCGTTGAAAAAAGTTCATAGTATTTTGCTCTTTCTCTTTTTGCCGATCTTGTCAAGCAGCTTGTTATATGCAGAACTTGCCGCATCTACCTGATCGTCATATTTGCCACGTGGAAATGCACAACACTCTTCAATAAATGCTTCATTCCATGCTGCCTTAAGCAGTATTACCAAACCGCCTTCAAATGCATCTTCAAGTCCTTCGCTGCGTGTTTCCTTATCGCCGGTTACCGGTTCAAACTTTGCAGGAAAACCAACCAACACAAGGTTTGTTCCTTCAGCGCTATCCTTTCCAGCACTGCCAGGGTCTTGCTGATGCCACGACTCCACCTTGCCGTACTGATTTCGATCATCACCAGCGCATTTCAACATTGCCTGATTACGAGTGCGCGATGTTCCCTGCTTTCGTTCAATATCCAGAATATAAAAATAGCCATCTGAGCAATACGCCATCAAAACACCAGCCGAATAGTCGCCGCCTGCTGAGTTCGCCTTATCCCAATATCGAATAATATTCTCAACCTTCACGTCGTCTGGCAATTTTGTAACAATTTTGCTGAACCACTCTCGTTTGTACTTCTGACCTTCTTTTGAATAAGGGTTCTGCTGATACAACGCTGAAAAATGACGATCACCCTGCGTTGTGCGTATTTTCAACATCTCGGTTTTTGAAAGCAATTCAGGGCACACTACTTCGCCAACTGCGCGTCCAAGCGGATCTCGTAATGGCAGGTAAACGCCCTCAGTCATTTTCTGGCGTTGCTCTTCTTTATTTGCCGCAAACATGCCATCCTCAACAATCCCTGGCAGCATAAGGATCTTCCATTTATCGCCGTTGGGCTTCAAAACCATATCCTTAATAACCCTGCCTGCCGGGTCATCTGGGTGCCAATGTGTCATGACCATGACACCCGCGCGCATACGTGGACGAAATGAAGCAACATAGAAATCCCAGGCATCATCCCGTATCAGTTGACTCTGCGCTTCTTTCTCACCCTTGATTGGGTCATCAAAAAGCCCCAGACCTTTTGCCCTTCCCGGCACCGCGCCGCCCACACCTGTGGCGATCATTCCGCCGCGGTTTGGAGCTGCCAGATCCCAGGCCGCCGCGCCTTTACTGTCAGAGGAAAGCATCACAGGCTCTTCACTCGGAGACATATTTCCAAAAACTGCCTGATACTGGCTCGAAATAATCATATTTCTTACATAGCGGCTATTCTCACTAGCAAGATCAGCGCCATAAGAAACTTCTAAAATACGCAGGTCTGGCATTTTCCCCAAAGCGAACGCAGGAAAAAAACGTGAAACTAAAGCAGACTTTCCATGTTGCGGAGGAGTAAGAACAAGTAAAAACTGTGTTCCCTTTTTTCCATCAGTCATCAGATAAAGCAAAACCTGCTCTAACTCATAAGACATTGCCTGGTGCATTTTGTATGCCGTATACCAGGAGTTTCCCTCATCATCCATGC